CAGCAGAGCCTTGACCCGCAGCAGCGTGAGGCCAAAATGCGCCGTGCGGATCGGCGCCAACGATGGCTCAAACATTTCCCATTGAACTTGCTTGCGGTTCCGGTCGCCGGTCTCGTCCGCAATCGTCAATAGCGGGTATGGCGTTTCTCGCTTGGACTGCACTGCGGCAATGGCGTCAGCCTCGGGGTGCTCCAGCATCAGGCGCATCAGCACCCCAACGTCGTCCTTGTCGAAGATCGTGTCATAGTCTATCGTCAGAACGGCGTCGAGTTCCGACTCCTTTGTCACGTCCTCTATGCACCGCTCAAGGCACTGGCCCCAGAAGGCGCCTGTAACCTTTTTGAACGGTATCCGCTGCGCAGACAGGGCCTGGAAGGCGCAGCCGAACATATCCATGAAGCCCAGCCGCGGCGTGGACATGACGGCCGCGACGCGCAGCCGTTCGGCAATGTCCGGTATCGCCACATCGGGCGGCGGCTTGATGCCCTTGAGATTCAGGGATACCGGCAGGGCCGCGCAGTCGCGAACCTCAGACTCCCATGTTTGGATGTCAATGAGTCCGGCCCTGGACATCAGCGCCCAGAGCTTCCGCCGGTTAAAGCCGGCGTAGTGGAAATCGTTCTCGTCCGTCTGGCCGCCGAACAGGTAGCCCTCGATGGGCTCGGTATTGCCGGGCCGGTTGTAGGCGTCGAGAATGTAATTCAGGCTCGGCACGGCGACCCTGAGCACGCCGCCCGGCTTCAGCGCCCGCACCCAATCAGTAAGCACCGCCTGTGTCTTGCCGTGGCCGAAGTGCTCCAGAACGTGCGAGGCCCTGATTTCGTCCACCGAGTTGTCCGGCCAAGCCAGCGGATAGGCCTCCTGCCCCGCCCGCCGGTCTACCAGTTGGTAGCCGGGTATCGGTCGCTCGCCGCCGCCGATGTCCAGCTTGATAGCCGGGGATTCCGGTATCTCGGCGACCTCCGCTGGCGCTCCTTTCTCGTCACTCACCCAATTCTCCCTTCTCTGTTGCCTCTGCTACTGGCCGGCAGTCAGCGAGGCAGTCATACTCAATCTGAACGATTTCGCCGACCCTGTAGCAAATGCGAATTGCGTAGCACCCGCGGGAAGGGTCAATGACCACTTCTTCCCATTTGCCGCCATACTTAAACCGAACCGCCTCTGGCCAGCCCTTGACCACTCGGAGCATTAGATGTTGCCGCCTTTCTCTAGCCCCTTTTTCTCTTCGGACTTCTCGCCCTTGGCAAAGCCGCGGCACGCTTGAATGCAATCCGGGGCATCTGTCAGCTTCCACATAAACGCCCGCTTCCAGCCGGCCGACAATAGCATCGTGCCCACCAGTTGCAGCGTCGGAACCCACCAGTTGGTGGGATTTTGGGCATACTGGTCCGTCGGGTAGAATTCCATGACGGGCTGCTGTTTGGGATAGCCGCACCCAAGGCCACCATGATACGGGCTGAAGTCATCGCAAATGGCCGACTCGACGTAGATGTCGCCGCCACAGACGCTGCTCAGGTGGTCCAGGGCGAATAGGGGGTAGCGACAGTGGTAAAGCGTGCCCAGGAAGAACACCATGTCGAAGCGGCCTAGGCGCTCTTCCGTCACCTCATAGGCGGACATGTTGATCCGCTTGCAACGGTCGTTGCCATAGCCGAGTGCGTCGCGGCATAAGTCGAATGTCTGCCAGCCGTCGCCGGGCCGAAAGTTGGTGATGTCTGAGAAGTCGTCTATCGCGACCACCTCCCGGGCGCCCCGCTTCAGGGCCTCAAACGTCCAGTACCCATCCCATGCGCCAACGTCCAGAATCCGCAGGCCCGACAGGTCCATGGGAATCCGGTATATATTGGGTGCCACAGGCTGATTACCCGGCGTCACGATCCCGCCCGGCAATTTGATCCTGTGATACCAGAACGGTATCGCGTCCACTGCGTCTTTGAGCTTCTGCTGTGCCGGCGTCAATTCCGGCGCTACTTCATCGCTCACAATCCTGTCTCCCTTCTCGTCTGCTAGGCTGGACCGCCGGCAAGTCGCATACAATGGAATGGTCGCCGCACGCCCGCACTGAATTGCTCGGCCGCCCCCAGCGCCCTGCGCAAGCGGACCTTGGGCTCCATCGCGGCCGTGGCGTACATGGCACCAAGAGCAATCTCCGCTCCGCAGCCTATTGCGTCATAGGGCAATACGGACTCGCCGACCTGCAAATCGCTCTCGATACGATAGAGACGGGCGGCGGCGCCGACCAAAAAGAACCCGCCCTCCTCAACACCATTTTCAATCTTCAGGAAGCCGCCAGCCTTCAGGCACGTGCGAAGCGCATCGACGAATGCCGTACACATGAATTTGTGCGTTGGCCCGGCACCATTGAATCGCGGGGGCTGGAATGCGTGCTGAATCAGTTGGCCCATGCGGAATGAGCCGGTAATGCCGATGGCATACTGACCGACACGAAATACCTTGGCGTCCTTGCGAACCATAAGCCCCAAGCCCGCAACTCCCGCGCTGTCGGCTCCCAGCCATACGGCCCTGTCCTTCTGGGCCACGAGGCCCACAATGCAGGTCATTCAATTGTCCCCTTCTCATGTACTAGGATGCGCCGTTGGCCAGCTATGCCTTCTGGCCCGCATCGCCCTGGCCTGCGCCTGCGGGCTCCTTCGTCTCTGCCCCGGCCCGCGCCGTTACGATATAGTCGCGCGCCGTGATGTATCCGGCGATTCGCTCCAGGCAGGCTGCGGCCAGGCAATACTGGCCGTACAGGTGGGCAAGTGCGGCCAGCCGCCAGATGCTGTCCACGCCAAGGGACCAGCGGTCTTTCCGCACGTACATCGCGTCGCCCCATAGCCATCGGCCCGCACATGCGCCGTCCCCCTCGGGCATGGCGTATCGAAGCTCCGGCCGTATCGCCCCGCCCAGAATTCGGTAGAACTCAAAGCCCGCCGCGTCCAGCGCGGCATCCAATGCGCGCCACGGCGGGGCGGCCCTGTAGAGCGGAGCAAAGCACAACTCCGTTACGAACATCAGGGTGTCGGCCAGCGTTGCATCGCCGCCCTCTATCGCCTCCAATTCGGCCCCCTGGATATCGGCGGCAATAAAGTGCACCGGCCGCCGGGACTCGGTGAATTCATCCAGGCTGATCGCCTGCACTTCTTCAATATGAGTTGTGGAGTACACCTCAAGCCCGGTGTACTGAGTCAGTAATGCCCAGTTGATCTCATACAGGGAGCTTATCGCGGGGCTGTTGCCGCGGTAAAAGGGTCGGGTTTCTGTGCGCCTGCCGATAACTGCCGGGCAGAATTCCCAGCCATCCGGGTAGCTGCCATCGGGCTCGATGTCTACCGCGATGATGCGCGACCCCGGAATGTCGTCCGGCAGCCGAGCGTATCGCGGCGCGCATGCTCCGGCTATGGTTCGCGCGCCCAGGACGACTGCGGTAATCGGCGGCGGCAAGCGCCCGGCGATTATCGGAAGCAATGTCTCCACCCTTCTCGTCTGTCTGCGATCCGCAATCCCACCCGACCCCGCCCGCCCGCGCGGACGGGGCCAGGTGAGAAGGGATCGGTGTCGCCTAGCCGGCGACCAGGGCGATAACGCCGGCGTCCGTCGAACTGTCGGGCGCCTGCTCGTTGCGGAACAGATTGGCGAAAGCCCAGGCGGTCTGGCTGAGCAGCGGGACGATCTCCAGATGGAGATAGCGCTTCGTCGCCGAGCAATCCACATTGAACTTCACGATGTTGTTCGTGGTGGTTGCGGTGCTGAAGCTGGGAATCGTCCAGCCACCGGTGCCATCACCAACCAGAGCGGTGATGTCGGTGGCGTTGGTCAGATATGTATCTGCGCTGTCGCCGATCTTAAAGGTGGAGGGGTTGTTGGTCGCGGCATCCGCCGTGGTCATAAACACGTCGATGGTCGCGAAGTCAGCGCCGAGGGTGTCGATGTACCCCATGATCTCCGTCCCGCCATTGCTGGCCGTCAGGCCTCGAATCATGAGGGCATGTTTCCCTTGAGGAAGCATATGCAGACTCCTACAACTGTGAAGGTGAAAGCTGAGTCGTCGCGGGCTGGCTTACGTCTCGGCCTCAAGACCGATGATGGAGCCGGCGGTGGTGGCGTTGCCGATATTGTGGACATTGATATCGAAACGCTGGGTAGCCCGCACGGCGATCTGGTCGTACTCCAGGTAACGGCTGTCATCCACCTTGATGGTGATGCCGCGCCGGTCGCCCAGCGTGGCGGCCTGGGACAGGTCGCCGAACAGAAGCGCGATGTAGCCGGAAATGTCCGCGGTGCTGGTGGGCATGGACTGGGAAATCACGATGGGATAGCCCATATAGAAGGGCTTGATCCCGCCTTCGACTTCCCGCATGGTCGCCCCGCCGTAACCCACGGACAGGCGCTCGAAGACCAGCGAGTAGGCGACCTGCGAGCAGAACCACTTGGCGCCGGGCAGTGCATAGGCCGGCAGCTTCCCCATGGTCCCCGCAAGGTCGGCTGCGTCGTACTCGCTGAACTGGTCATGGTTGGTGAAAGCGGTGTAGACGCTGCCGGCATAGGTCGTGGTGTCGAACAACTTGACCAGGATGCCCGTCATGCCGCCATAGGCGGCGGCGCCAGTCCCGTTGAAGCCGCAGGCGTCTTCCTTGGCGGCGAACGCATAGGCCATCTCGTCCGCCAGGTCGTCGGCCAGGTCGATAACAGCATCCTCGGCCAGGTCGCTGGACATGCGAGTCAGGGCGCCCAGTTTCTTGGCCGTCAGCGTAACCTGATCCCAGGTCTTCTCAGACTCGGTGATCGCGGTCGTTTCGCCGACGAAACTGGCCGACGGGCCGTCGGTCCGGCGGGGGATAATCACGTGATCCGAACTCATCGGATACACCTTGCACTCCCGCCGAAAGACGCCATAATCCTCGCGCAGGTTGATCACGGCCCGCTCAAACTCGTCGGGCACCAGGAAGCCGCCCTTGGTGTTGACGCCTTCGGTCTGGACACGGAACTCAACGCCATGGTCCTGGCACCAGTTCCGGGCCTTCTTGTCGTCGAGCAGGGTGGCTCGCAGGAACATGCCACTGCGGTAGGCATGCTCTTCGGCGCGCTCGCCGATGAAGGCCCGCATGCGCTTCCGCCTGCGGTATCCCTCGATCCGCGTGCCGGCCGGGACAATCAGGCTGGTGGCCTGGCTGCCGGGACTGGCGGGAGTGGTCTTCCGCTCAGAAACGGTTTCGGCCTGCTGGGCAGCCAGAAGGGCTTCTCGCCGCTCAATGTCGGCGCCCAGAACCTTGTGCCGCTCCATAAGGGCGTTGAAACGATTGGCCTCGTCCTCAGACATGGCGCGACCTTCGGCGTCCGCATTGCGGACGATCTCGTCGGCGCCCTTGCTGAGGGCAGTCCATTTCTCCTTGAGTTGGTCGATTTGCTCACGCATTAGATGCGCTCCATCTGATGTGTCGTGTTGGGGGCGCGGGCCTCAGCGTCGGCTGGGGCAGCGCCTCGGGGGATGTGAATGTCCGGTTTGCCTGCCGCTGGTCAGGCGATGGCCTCCGGAGGCGGCGGGCAAGGCAGGTCAAACTAGCGGCTCAGGCTTTGGCCTGGGCCGCGTGGTCTCGAAGGGCTTCACGGCAGTGTGCATCCTGCTCGCGGTGCTTGGCCTCGGCGACGCGCTTGCGGGCATCGTCAAGGCTCACTGTTGGCGTGGCGGGCTCGGCCGGCGGCGCCTCTGGCGACAGTGGCGCCTGCCGCGTCTCCTGGAACCGCTCCAGGGACCGCACGGCAACAGAGGTGTCGGGGTAGGCCGGGAAAGTCACCGGGCCCACATCAAACAGCTCGTCCACTTCCAGGATCGTCCGCATTACGACGCCGTTCTTCTCCGTCCACTCGTCGCCGCCGTCGGCCAGCATGAACGAGAACGAACAGCCCGTAATGTCGCCACGACGGATTTCTTCAACGGTGTCCCGGCCGGTCGTAGTGTCGGGTGCCGCGATGTCGAACTTGAGCCCGCGCGAATTCTCAGCGAGCTTCAATGTCTTCGCGGTCGTCCGGCCCAACACCAGATCGGCGTTGTGGTTCTTCAGGGCGCGCACATCGGACTTCTCTGCGGCCTTTGTGAAGGCGCCGGGCCTGATCTGCTCGACGAATCCGCCCAGGTCTACGCTTTCGCGGTTGAACCGGGCGGCATAGCCATGAATGTGCGGAGGTTTGCCGTCTTTGCTGTCCACCACCCGCAGCTCCATGTCATCGCCGGACAGGATGCGCCGCTCGACCGCGCGCACGGGCGCGGGCTTCGGCCCGGGCGCAGCCTTGGACTCGTCGGATTCCTGCGCCTCGTCCCACTGCGTCTGACACACGGCAAGGCGCTGATCGTTGTCATCGTATTCCTCGTTCATGATCGGGTCCGCCATGCAGCGGTCCATGAACTCGTCGTGCTCTTCGTCAGACTTCGGCGTCGGCAGCGGCATTTCTCAGGTCTCCAAGAATGCGTTCGGCCATTTCGGCCGGCATTTCTGTCTCTCGGCGCTCCAAAACCGCCTCAATGTGGCTTTCGGCAACCAGCCAGAGGCTTCCGCGGGCTCTTTCCGCATGTTGGCGGGCAAACTCCGCAATGTACTCTGCGGCGCCAACCGAGCTGTCTAGTGCGGCCGCGCAGGCGCGGGTGGCCGCGGCCAGGACTTCACAGACATACTCCGCGTGGTCCGCGAAGAATCGGTCGGCGGCTATCTGGAAGGTCTCCGGCCGCCTGATTGCTTTCCGCATCGCCGCAACCTCCTTGCGGACGATCCGCTGACACAGGCACAGCAGCAGCGCCTTCTGGGCATCGCAGATTCGGGCCATGCGCTCGCCATCCTCATCGTCCGGCGGTTCCGGCTCGGGTTTCGGCTCCGGCTCGGGTGCTGGCGCCGGTTCGGCGGGCCCTTTGCCCAGTTGGTCAGCCGGAATCATGTTGGCAGGCACGAGATAGACCTTGCCCTGTCCGTCCGGCAGCGGATTCATGTTTTCCTTCCGCCGAACATCGTCGGCAGACATCCACCCGTTGTTCCTCGCGATGGCATACGCCGCATAGCGGCTGCCAATATCCCCCCGCAGCAACCCGTCGATTAGAAATTCGCAGTAGTACCGCCCCCGTTCGGCGGGCGAAAACAGCTTGTAGTCAAGCTCCTGCTCCCATGCGACCAGCCACGGGCCGAGGCAGTCCTGAACGAACTCAATAGCCTGGTGCTCAATGTTGCTGAACGTCGCCCGGCTCAAATCCGCCAGCTTGTGCGGCGGCAAGTGGAAGATGCGGGCGATGTCCAGGACCTGAAACTGCCGGCTGCTTAGGAGCTGTGCATCCTCGGGCGGAACGGTCATCGGCACCCATTCCATGCCCTCTTCCAGGATGCCGATCTTGTGGGCATTTTCCGCGCCCTGGTGCTCCCCGGCCCACGATGCCCTCAGCCGCGCAAGGGCCTTGTCCGACAAGATGGTCGGATGCTTGATCGCACCGCCGGGCCGGGCGCTGTTGCCGAAGAACGCCGCCCCGTATTTCTCGGCCGCAAGCGCCAGGCCAATGGACTCCCGGAACAGGCGGACGGGCGAATATCCGATCATCCCGTCGCCGAGACCGTGGATGTGGATTACATCGGCGGCGGAGAGTGGCGGCGAGACGGCCCTGCCCTTCTCGTCCGCCTGCTGATAGACAAGCCGCTTGGCCTTGTCCCGCCCCACGGACATGCGGTTCGGCGGTATCGTGTGCAGGGCAACAGGGTGCCCCGCCCGTGTCCGCTCAATCTCGGCATAAGCATTGCCCCATGTCAGCATCCACGCCTGTTGTGTGTGCCGCCAGACGTATGCAGTTTGTTCCACATTGGGCCGAGTATGCAGCAGATCGTAAATCGGGTGGTTCGTGGCCTTCCGGCGTTCGTCGTCAGACACCCGCTCATAGACCATCAGGGGCAACTGCGCCACGCTCCGCGAGATATGGTCTACCGCCGCGAAGAATGCGGTGTACTTGAGCGCGGTCGTCTCGGAAACGTCAATGCCCGAGCCGGTCTTCCCATATCCCAGCGCATTCGCCAGCCAAGAGGGCGGATAGACGCGCTGTTCGGATTTGCCACAGAGGCCACGAATCAAACTCATGGGGTGCGGCCCCCGATATAGCTGTCTAGCACAATAAGCGCCCCGGCGACGGCCAGGCCCACGGGCCAGCCAAGCCACCACCCCATGCCAATGCCCACCATCGCAACGCCGGCAAGACCAATCAGGCAAGCGATTCGCGGCATAGGCGCCTCAGGTGGTTTTGTCATAGACGGCCTGTAGCCACTGATAGCCGCAGCGGCAGGTTCGGCAGATGCCAAGGCGCCCCCCGGCCAATTCCAGTTCTTCCCACTTGAAGCGGTCGGGCGAAATCCCCCGGGAAGCATCGCCTTCGGATTCAATAGTCCCGCATTGCGGGCACCAGTATCGACAACCCAGCAGTGGGGGATGATTGCCTGCGTCAGACAAAGACCACCCCGCGCCGGTCATAGATGCTGCCGTCCGGCGACACCAGGGCCCGCCCCAGGGCGATGATGCCAGCCACAATGCCGTCGATCCGCTCGGTAGACTTGGCTTTGTTCGGCTTCAGGTTGCCGGCCGCATCCGTATCCACGGCGACGTTGTTGGCGCACCAGCGAAGAACCGGATTGCCCCCATGGGAAATCTGCTTGCCCACGATCAGTTTTTCCATTTCCTTCGTCGGCTCTGACATATCGTGAAAGCCCTGGCCATAGGGCACAACATCTAGCCCTTGGCCAGCAAGCTTCTGCATGGCGTGCTCGGCCTGCCAGCGATCCACCCCGATGTCCCGCAGGCCGTACTTCTGGCAAAGCTCACAGACGCGCTTGACCACCCGGTCATAGTCAATCACGTTGCCGGGCGTCAACTCGATAAGTCCCTGCCGCGCCCAGGTCAGATAGGGCACCTTGTCCTTCCGCTCCCGCTCGGCCGCCGTGTCCTCGGGAATCCAGAAGTACGGAAGCCAGAGGTAGTGCCCGTCCCGCCGGCGGAACATTGCGGCAAAGGCCGTCAGATCCAGCTTCGTGGATAGATCGAGCCCGCCCCAGCAGGGCAGGTCTTTAACCGCCGCGTCATCTATGGGACCAGCGCATTCATCCCACGCCGAGAGTTGCAGCCAGCGCACCTCTTGCTGCGTCCAGAGATTTAACCTATACCGCTTGAACGAGTTCTCTTTCGCCGGGCTCGCCCGTGCCTCGGCGCACGCCTCGGCGAATTCCTCTTCTTTGACCGTTGCCCCAAATGAGGGGTTGGCCTTCCGCCAGGTGGCGGGCGCCGTCCAATCGTCTTCAGCATCGGCAGCAACAATGTACGGAAAGAACGACCAGTCGTCGATAATCCCGTCGAGAATCTGCTTGGCGTACTTGTGCTGCTCGCGGCAAATCGAGTCCCGGTCCACGCCAGCGGTCGTAATGGCGATCAGCAGCGGCTGGCGGCGGGCGATGCCGCCGTATGTCAGGGTATCCCACAACTCCCGCGTCTTCTGGGCGTGTAGCTCGTCAAAGATCAGCCCGTGGATGTTCAGCCCTTCCTGCCGGTACGCATCGGCGGATAGGGCGTGATAGAATGATCCAGTGCGCGGGAACACCAGTCGCTTCGTAGACGGGATGACCTGGACGTGGCCCGACAGCTCCGTCGAGGCCCCGACCATGCTGGCGGCCTCGCGGAACACGATGGACGCCTGCTCGCGGTCAGCGGCGGCCGAGTATACCTCCGCGCCGGACTCGCCGTCGGCAATCAGCAGATAGAGGCTTAATCCGGCACATAGGGTACTATTGTGCGTCGGAACCATCCCCTCGCCACACAGATAGAGTGATGACGGGGAGTCAACCTGGATGCACCTAACGGGCACGGACCCGACCGGCTCCACAGATGTAATCTGCCGCGTAGTGGAGCGCGCAAGGCGAGGCGGCGCTGGCCTGAGTCTTGCCTGCTTCCGAAGCGAGCTAGGCCGACTGTTCAGTTTGCCAGCCACGGGAATTGAATAATTCCTGGCTCCATCTGCTCGGGTCGAAACGCTCCCCGCAATCTCTTTGGTTGTCAATATGAGTGACCGCTCTTTGGATAGCGAGCGAACCGCCCATTCGTGTTCTGCATCTGCAACAACGCTGGTTCCGTCAGAGAATGATACTCGGTAGCATGGGCGCCCAAGTAGCACATCCGTTACGGCCACGACAGAACATGTGTCGCCATTCTCGTCGAACAGCGCATCGCCGACATCCACATCCCCCATGGACACCCAGCCGCTAGGTGTCGGCAGTGGCGTATTGAGGGCGAGGGCCTTCCCATTCTTCTTCGCAACCTCGGCATAGGCCCGGCGAAATCGGCGTGTACCATCGGGCCGCATCCAGCCGAACAGAGGTAAAACAAGGTCGGTCCATTCCCACTCCAGAAGTTCGAAGGTTTGACCCGCCCACTCGCCTTTCGAGTGCCGTAGGAACTTGCGGAAGAACGTCCGCACTCGCTCGGCCGCAGCCAGGTCAACCCAGCACCCGTCCGCGACGGCGCGCTCGTCTGCCTTGGTGCGAATTAGTTCGGGTGGTGTCGCGCACACGGCAATAACAGGTCAGGCCCGATTCGCATCGCAACCGTGTAGCATCTCAAAGAACAGTTCGTCCCCCGTTCGGGCCATGGCGGCGGCGACTTCCCGCATGAGCTCTTTCGCTTCCGGCGAAGTCATTCGCATATATGGCTCAACCCATTCTGCCCACAGCCCCAGCGCGCTCTGCGTCATGGCCATGCTCCCTTCTCGCATATCTACCTTGGTCTTGATGTACTTCGCGGGGACCTTCGGCATGAGCAATTGCGGCCGGCTATACCGCATTCCCGATTAGGGCTTCGCGCGGCCGTCCTGCTCCAAAAATGCCGCTTTTATCATCCCCAAAAAGCGGCTGATGTGCTTGCACGCGGCATATCGCTTCACCAGCCAACTGTCCACGCCAGCCCAGGCCCCAATCAGGACAAGGCCCACGACAATCCATGCCAGCCACGCTCCCATAGCGATCCCTTCTCACGCGCCCTTGGCAGAATGAACCTTCAGGAAATCCTCCAGGGCATCCTTCTTTTCCCCGCCGACCGATATCCTGGACCTGCTCGCCGGCGTCATGCCGAACTCGATCAGGAACTTGTGCATCTGGGAAAGGGCCTCATTGGCAACGGTCGCGGCCGGATGCTTCTTCAGCCCGCCATCGGCATTCGTGGTGGTCAGCCCGCCCGTGGCCAGAAGCCCTCTCGCTTCCCGCCAAACCGCCCAGCACTCACAATAAGCGGCCAGGGCGGCCCTATCGACCCCCGTAATCAGCCCACAGGCAGCCAATTCGCCAACAACGCGATTCCACTCTCGCTTCGCTTCGTCCACAAGCCAATCGGGACACGTCGGCACTTCGGCGCGCGGCTGGGGTTCCCAGGCGTTCAGCTTGCGCTTGCCGGGATTCCCCCGCAGTGCCCTGATCTTGCTCGGGATGGGTTTACGACCTTTGCCCATTTTCTTCCAGTTGTGCGGAAAAACGCTCCTGCC